TTCCCTTTGCGATTGCGATGGAAAACGTATTCAGCGACGATGAGATGGCAATTCTGGCGTCCATCATTGCGTTCCATTTTGGTGGCAGAGCGTTCTCGCAAAAGTGAAAGTCAGCGCCGCAGCCATCAACATGATCAAGAGCCACGAAGGGGTGAGGACTAAGCCTTACCGTTGTCCGGCGTTAATCTGGAGCGTGGGGGTGGGTCACGTAATAGATCCTGCTCACTTGGCGGTGAAGTATGAGGAGCGCAAGAGTCTACAGATACCCGACGGCTGGGATCGCACCCTCACGATGGGAGAGGTGGACGCTATCCTTGCTCAAGACCTTGGCCGGTTTGAGCGCGGCGTGGCCCGACTTTGCCCTGCTGCTGTTGGTCGTCAAGGGATTTTCGATGCTTTGGTTTCCTTCAGTTTCAACGTGGGCCTTGGAAATCTGCAACGCTCTGGGTTGCGGATGAAGACCAACCGGGGTGACTTTGAAGAAGCGGCTGAAGAGTTTATGAAGTGGACGAAGGCGGCTGGGCGTGTATTGCCCGGTCTTGTCAAACGCCGTAAAGATGAGCAGAGGCTATATTTGTCGTAATTAGGGTATAATTGTGCCCAAATAGTCTTGCCTGACTGGTAAGACGCGGGACTAAGGAGAGGTGTATGCCTGCGTCGATGACATTTACCAGCTTGCAGTCCGACATCCGCAACTACCTAGAGCGTGGCGGGGCGACGGACCCTATTGTCTACGAGCAGATCCCCCGGCTAATTACCCTGGCCGAGCGCCGGATTGCCCGTGAACTCAAGATTCAGGGGTTCCAAACGGTGGTCAATACCACCATGCAATCTGGGGTAGCTGTTTACGCAAAGCCGGATCGGTGGCGTGACACCATCAGCATTAACTATGGTACCGGGACGAACAACAACGTCCACACCCCCGTATTCCCGCGATCTTACGAATACGTCCGTAGTTACTGGCCCAATGAGACAACGACTGGCCAGCCTAAGTTTTACGCTGACTACGACTATAAGCACTGGATATTTGTGCCGACGCCGGCTGCGAACTATCCAATGGAGATTTTGTACTACGAACTGCCGCCGCTGTTGGATGATACAAATCAGACCAACTGGCTCACGGAGTTTGCACCAAACTTGCTGTTGTATGGGTCGCTGGTAGAAGCGACTCCGTTTGTAAAAGACGACGACCGGGTGCAGCTGTGGCAGTCCTACTATGACCGGTCGCTGGCTGCGCTGAATGGCGAAGATCTCCAGAAAATTGTTGACCGGTCTACGAATCGCCGGGAGGCATAAGAAGTGACCACCACCTACACCAATACGTTCGGGGGCACGAACATCTACCCAAGCGATGTTTCGTACCGTTATGTATCGCTGACGATTGATCAGGTTTTGGATTGGCCTCTTGAGGCTGCTCCGAGTACCGACGTCGTTGCGAAGATCATGGACGTTAATGCGACGACCACGAGCCTTGTCATCACAATGCCGGATGCGACTGAAGCCGGCACTGGCGAGACGGTTCTTTTTAATAACGTCGGCGCTAACACGTTCACGGTTAAGACCTCTACTGGCGTAGTGATCTGTGCTCCGCAGTCTGGAACAACGTTTCAAATTTATCTGACAGACAACAGCACTGCTTCAGGTACGTGGCGTTCGTTCCAATATGGTGCATCGGCTTCTTCTACCAACGCGGCTGCGCTGGCTGGCTTAGGTATCAAGGCAATTGCCACGACCCTAAACCAGTCGATGCCGGTGACCAGCTTTAGTACTAACTACACGACGGGCACGAGCGACCGAGCAAAGGTTCTGGTTTGGACAGGCGGGGCTGGAACGCTGTCGTTTGATGGCGCCCCTACCTTGGGCAGCGACTGGTTTGTTAACGTCCGAAACAGTGGTACTGGTGATCTTACGCTAGACCCCAGCAGCTCAGAGCTGATCAACGGCGCAAGCACACTTGTGCTGTCGCCTGGTGATAGCGCCATCGTTGTTACTAACGGTGTGCAGTTCTGGACGATTGGCTTTGGTCAATCTGCTGTCTACGCTTTTAGCCTGCTTCAAATTGACGTTTCGGGCAGCGGTGATTACACCCTTTCAGTTTCCGAGCTAAACAAAACTGCCTACGTATTTACTGGAACTTTAACCGGAAATCGCGACGTTATTGTTCCGACCACGGTTCAACAGTACTGGGTCAGCAATCAGACATCTGGTTCTTACACGCTTGGCATTAGAACAGCCGGACAGGCAAGCCCTGGTGTTACTGTTTCAACCGCAGCCAGAGCGATCTTGTACTGCGACGGAACTGATGTGGTTGATGCCGACACGGCAACGATTGGCATCCCGGTTGCGGTTTCTCAGGGTGGTACCGGTGCTACAACTGCGAGCGGTGCGCGAACGAATTTGGGAGCAACGACAGTTGGTAACGCAGTGTTTACCGCAGTGAGTCAGTCCGCTGCCCAGATCGCGCTGGGGTTGGACCCCATTGAGGGCGGTACGTACTAATGCCGCTTCAGCCGGTCATTGTTCGCTCTGAACCCGGTATCAAGAGAGACGGTACCAAGTTTGAGGGCAACTATTACGTAGACGGACAGTGGGTCCGTTTTCAACGTGGACTGCCAAGAAAGATAGGCGGGTATCGTTCGCTGCAAGACAGCCTAGAGGGCATTGCCCGTGGAATGCATATCCACAATCACAATGCCTATACGTATGTTCACATCGGAACGGCAAATGGTATTTTCCGATTTCGCCTAGACCAGAATGGTCTTTCGAGCATTATCACTAATCGAACAGATTCCAGCTTCATTTCTAATGAAGCAAACATGTGGCAGTTCGATGTTGCGTACAACACCACAAATAACCAGAACGAGATTCTGGCTCACGTTGCTCCAAACGTAGAGGACATCTCTTCGGACGCTGCTGGTCAGTTGTATGTTGGGTACGACAACGGGACCTCGCAGTTAACCCCTGTACCCTCACTGACTATTTCAGGCGGCATCGTTGCCTTGGCTCCGTATGTATTCGCTTACGGATCGGACGGGTTTATCCAGTGGAGCCGAGCCGGGTATACCGATGACTGGACTAGCGGCGATGCAGGCGCTGCTCGCATTACGAGCCAGAAAATTGTAAAAGGTCTTCCGCTTCGATCCGGCGCCGGTAACGCACCTTCGGGTTTGTTCTGGTCATTGGACTCGGTAATTCGCGCTACGTATGTAGGCGGTCAGGCAGTATTTCAGTTTGACACTATTACTTCGCAGTCGAGCATTCTTTCTTCGCAAAGCGTGATCGAGTACGACGGTATCTACTACTGGTGCGGTGTTGACCGGTTCTTGATGTTCAACGGTGTTGTACGAGAAGTACCAAACGCTTTGAACTTGAACTGGTTCTTTGACAACTTGAACTACTCTCAGCGCCAGAAAGTATTCGTGTTTAAAGTTCCGCGATGGGGCGAGATCTGGTGGTGTTACCCGCGTGGGAATGCCACTGAATGTACCCATGCAGTTATCTACAACGTGCGCGAACAAACGTGGTACGACACTGTGCTCCCAAATAGCGGGCGCTCTGCTGGCATGTATGCGCAGGTATTCAGCTCACCGTTGGTGGTGGGCGTTGTCGATGTTGACCCTCAAGTTCCTCTTTATCGCGAAACTGAGGCTAAAGATCTTCGCGTTACGGAAGACAACCAGCCGCGAATCATCAACGACCCAAAGGGTTACGTTGTGTGGCAGCATGAATATGGCACAGATGAAATTTACGGAACTCAGATTCGCCCGGTTCAGTCTTTCTTCGAGACGGCAGACATATCTTTAATTGCTTCTGAGCAGCCTCAGAACATGGCGATTCGCGTAGAGTACATTGAGCCTGACTTTGTTATGTCTGGAGACATGACCGTAGAAGTAACGGGTCGTGCTAACGCTAGGTCAGCAGAAGTTACTAGCGACCCGCAAACGATTTACGCAACACTGACAGACCGTCAGCAACAGTTGGTGTACTTCCGAGAAATCCGTCGAGAGATGCGATTCCGTTTCGAGAGCAACACGCTGGGCGGAAACTATCAAATGGGCCAGGTTATTGCGCACATCGAAGCGGCTACGGGTACGGTGCTTGGAGAGAATCCATGAGAACGCATCGAATCGTAGATCCTCGTGGGGTGGACTTGCAGTACTGGGCGGATACCCTGTGCTTGGACTTGGATGAATATGCGGTGATCCCGCAGCTGTACTCGGAATCCGAGTGGCAAAATTGGGCTGCTGGCTTGATAGGCATAAACGGCATTTCTCAGTTAAACCCCCCGTCTCCTTACCAGTTTGACGACTGGCAAGAGTGGGCATATCGTTTTTATCAAGTCTTAAATTAGGTGAACCATGGCTGGTTTTTACACTTACGGTGAAGTTCCTACTACGGACCCTGAAGGCGGGTCAGAGGAAGTTGAGCGTGGTTTTATTGCTCAGATGCTTGAAGAGCAAGAGGATTCTCGTCAACGCCAAGCAGACCTTTTTGAGATGCAGCGCCGGCAGGAAGAGATTGCCGCTGCCAGAGCAGAGGAAGAAAGCCGTCGTGTTCTTGCCGAGCGGATAGCTGAGGAGCGCGCTCGTGAAGATATGATTAGACAGGCGGAGGCTGAGCAAGCCGCCGAATCTGCTAGAGCGGAGGCTGCGAGAGTGCAGGCTGCCCGCGAGGAGGCAGCGAGAGCCCAGGCTGCTAGTGAAGAAGCTGCGCGAGCCGAGGCTGCTAGAGCAGAAGCTGCCCGTGTCATAGCAGAGCGCGAAGCCGCTCGTGTTGCAGCGGAGCGGGAAGCCGCTCGCGTTGCTGCGGAAGAAAGCGCAAGGAAACAACCAGCCTCTGTTTCATCTCCTTTGAACGATGCTGTTTCATCAGAAGACTCTCGAGTTCCATCTGGCGCTCTGAGTGACGCAGTTGTAATTGAAGAGCCTTCTGCTCAGAAGGAGCCGGTAACGCAGCCTGTCGCACCAGCCGAAATGAGTTGGATTGACAGGATGAAACTTTTTGGAGCGCAGCCCTCGCTTGTTCCTAACCTGACCCAGCCCGGCACTGGCGGTGCGGACATTGCTGCCGCAGATCGGTACAAGAAAGAAAAGCAATCCGCTGTTAGCGACTATGAGCAAAAGATCAATTCTTTAAGAACGGCTAATCAACTTACGCCGGAAATTGAGAATGGTCTAAAAGAGAATTTGAAGCAGACGCTTGATTCTCTTTCTAGCCAAGAGTCGGTTTATCTTAACAGCCTGCCTCAGCGTCAGGTTCTTTCTGATCTGTTGAAGAGCAATCGGTTTGAAGAGGCCTATAAGTATGCATCCGAAAACGGAATGCAAACTCTGTTGACGCAGACTAACGAGCTTAAAAACCTTAGAGGTGCTTTCACCAAGGAAGAGGCTCGTCAGTTTATTAACTCCATGCCGTCCGACTTTATGAAGGGCGCTTATGGTGATCGATACGAGTTTGATAAGGCTTGGAAGTTTGACCCGAAGGGAGCCGAGGAACGCGGTGCATTAGCGTTTGTAACCGGGTTTGACGATTCTGGAAAAGCGATAACGTCAGACACTGGTTACCCGATGCTTGATCGGGTTCTTCAGGCTCAAGAGGTCAAGAAAGATCCTGGCATATTTAAGGACATCTTCAACGCTGCCGCGATTGCTGCTGCCATATTTGGCGGTGCGCAACTTGCCGGCGCGCTTGGTGGCGGTGCTGGAACTGGAGCGGGTGCGGGGGCTGGTGCTGGCACAGCAGCGGGTACAACCGCAGCAGGGGGCGCTCTTGGTGGCGCTGGTGCTGGCGCGGGTGCTGGTGCTGGTGCCGCTGCTGGAGCTCTACCCACATTTACAGTAACCGCTGGAACCGGCGCGGGCGCTGGTACTGCCGCTGCTGTTGGCGCTGGTGCAGCGGGTGCTGCCGGCGCTTTAGGCGGTGGTGGCGGAAGTCCTGCGGCAACGACTCCGCAAGCTACTGCTCCAGAGCCTTCTCCCCTTGATGAGGTTGTAGTTTCCACGAAGCCTAGCGTTGCAACAACTCCTGCTGCTCCGCTTGCTACGACCGCACCTGCGGTTGCAGAAACCATTGTGGAAAAGGCAGCGCCGCAACCTGAGCCAGAGCCTCAGCCGGAACCGGAGGCTGAACCGCAGCCCGAAGAAGAGCCTTTTGTTGAGGCCCCTGTAAAAGAAGGGCTTCCTCAAATTGAAGTAACGGCTCCAGCTACTACAAGCTCTCCGCTCGTTGTCCCTCCTGTTGTTGTTCCGACAACGACTCCGGTTGATCTGCCAAAGAGTCCTTTGGAAACTGCCGAGCCTGCGCCTGAGACTGAGCCTGAAGAAGAGCCTTTTGTTGAAGCGCCCGTGAAAGAAGGGCTACCTGAAATTGAAGTAACGACTTCGCCACCGGTAAAGCCAGATCTTATTATTCCTCCTGTTGTTGTTCCAACAACGACTCCGGTTGATATGCCCACGCAACCTACCAAGGTAAACGAGCCTCCGCCGGAAGAAAAGGAAGACCCTCTCAAGGGTATGCTGGATAAGCTTGGGGGTCTTGAGGAGTTGCTCAAGCTTCTGGCTGCGTTTGGCGCTACGAGTGGCGGCGGGTCAAAGCCCAAGGGTCCGTTGACTACAGCGACCAAGGACACCGAGTTTGGAGGGGCGCTTCCGAAGTACAAGTATGTTCGCAAGAGCATTACCCCGACCACCGAAGCGAAGACCTACGGGTTCCGCCCTGAGGAGCAGTACTTTGAGTACGTTCTCGAGGAAGAGAAGCCTCCTGAGGAAAAGAAGGACGGACTCGCCAAGGGCGGGTTGGCAGGCTATGCCAAGGGCGGCAGCAAAAAGTCCCGTTATGTGGACGGTCCAGGGTCCGGTCGGGACGACAAGATCCCCGCCCTACTAAGCGACGGGGAGTACGTAATTGACGCGGAAACTCTGGCTCTTTTGGGGGATGGCTCGACTAGGGAGGGGGCACGGCGGATGGATAAATTCCGTGCTAATATCCGAAAGCACAAGGGTCGTGCCCTATCGCGTGGCCAGATTAGTCCGGACGCAAAGTCGCCCGATAAGTACATGGGCGGAGGGTTAGCCTAATGAGTGTTACAGACTTCTTGTTCGATGGGAAAACTCCCACTCCCATTGATTTGACGAGCACCACAAAAATTCAGCTTCCGGAGTGGTATACCGAATATACCACCAACATGCTTTCTAAGGCGAAGGCGTTCTCAGACCTGCCTTATGAAACCTACAAGCGCCCTCGGATTGCAGAATTTACGAAGACCGAAAGGGAAGGTGCTGAGGCTGCGAGGAAGGCGGCAAGATCGTTTGAGCCGTTCACAACAAAGGCTGGCTCTACCCTTGACGAGGCTGCGAAGAGGACTGGAGGCGCGTCTGCGGCAGCTGCTGGTGATTTTGCTAAAGCATCTGGTATGTCTGCTGCTGGCGCAGCCAGGCCCTTTTTTGAAAGGGCGGGTGATGTTTCTTCTTATGGCGCCGCAAAGGATTATTTTTCCGACGCTTCTAGGGCTATCAAAGCCGGCGGGGAAGGTTCCTCATTAGGGGCTGCGCAGAGATATATTGACGCCGCCTCGGAGACATTCCCAGGCGCTGTTGATAAGTACATGAACCCGTACATCAAGGGCGTCGTTGAGCAGATTGGCGACATTGGTATTCGGCAGCTTAAAGAAAAGTACCTACCTGAGATTGGTCAGGAGTTCATTGGCGCCGGTCAATTTGGCGTTGGTCCCGGCAGCACTCGCATGGGCGAGTTTGGCGCTCGTGCATTGCGCGATGTGCAAAGCTCAATTCTTGGCGAGCAGGCTAAGGCGCTGCAAGCCGGGTACGGTCAGGCTGCGGATATCTACGGTAAGGATCTTGCGCGTCTCGTTGAACTTGCCGGACTGTCTGGCAAGTTGAGCGCGGAAGACTACAACCGAATGATTGAAGGCGGTCGCAGCCTTGCGGATATTGGAGCGAAGGCTGGCGCACTGACGAGCGAAGATGCCAACCGCATGCTTGAGATTGGCAAGGCATCTGGCACGCTCACGGCAGAGGATGCGCAAAACCTTACCCGCATTGCGGAGTCTAAGGGCAGGCTTTCGACTGAAGACGCCGCAGCCCTGCGCGAACTGTCTGACAAGTACCTCACGATGGGTCGCGAGACTCAGGACCTTGAGACTAGGGGCGCTAAGACGCTTACGGAAGTTGGCGAGAAAGAGCGCGCAATGGATCAGGCCAATCTTGATCTTGCATACAAGGACTTCCTTGAGCAGCGTGATTATCCGAAGGACATGCTCAAGTTCTTGTCTGACATTCTTTCGGGAGTTAACGTCCCGTCTGTCAAGACGGAGACTCGTCAGGAACTTCCGCCGGGTGCAACTTCTGAAACGGACGTTTCAAAACTTGCTAATGCTTATAAGGTTATTGACGAAATTCTTAAATCACCGACTGGAAGCGCAGTTAAAGATTTCTTGAAGAAAATGCTTGAGAAGGGTGGTTAAGCCATGGCTGAAATCAAGTACAAAAGTCCTGCCAAGAGCCTTCGTGAAATGTACGAGCGTTACATTATCGAGGGTAATGACAACATTCTTGCAAGCCGCAAGAAGAAGTTTAACGTTGCAAAACCGAAAGCAAGGTCTGAAGAACCGGGCTGGGGCGATATCAGTGAGGTTGAAGATGAAGAAGAACTTACTCAAGATCAAGGAAGAGTTATTCAACCTGATGAGGAAGATGAAGACGAACTTGTTGATCAACCTGAAGAAGTTGCCTCAGCAGTTGAAGAGGACGAAGGAGAGCCTGACCAAGCAAAGCAGCAAGCCTCTCGACGTAACCTCTACGAAGAAGAAATCATCAAGCAACTTGAAGAAGCGCAAAAAAAGCTCCTGACGCCAAAGCAGTTGGGTATTGCTGACATTCTTGGCGCTGGCTCCATTAGAAAGTCTGCTGACTTGATCCGCAGTACTCAGGCGGAGAACGAAGAGCGTGCGATGAAGGCGCAAGATCTTGCGCTTGACATTCTCACGCGCAAGTCAAGGAGTGAGCAGGAAAGAAT